ACAGTGAAGTGGGCGGGGCTTGAGCCTAAGGATAATATCCAGACTGAGCAAGGCGGGGGTGTCCGCATAATGATAAACCTTGGGAATTCGCCCAACGACATTCGCACAATCGAAGCACCTATGGAGGTAGAGGATGTCACTGCCGTCGAGTATTCGCAGTCTGTTTGACCAGATGTATGAGGGCTTTCCTGCTGCGCGGTTTAGTCGCGCCATCGAGGCTAAAAACCTTGAGGCTACACTGCGAGAGGCTGGACTGTCCTACCGGACAAAGATACACAACAAGAAGAAAAATGCCCAGTTCATCGTCATGCTAGTTGAGTCGCACTGATGGCAATAGATATCGACTACACGCCACCGCCTACGGGCAAGAGGTTCATGGAGAGCAACGCCAAGATGCGCGTGCTCGTTGGCCCGGTGGGGTCAGGCAAGTCAGTCACCTGCTCCTTTGAAGTTATAAGACGCGCCAGCTTGCAGGCTGTCAATGCCAACGGCATTCGTAAAACACGGGCGGCGATAGTCCGTGAGACAGCGCGTCAGTTGCAGGATACGACGATCAAGACATTCTTGGATTGGTTCCCGCCGGGGGTGTGTGGTGAGTACATGCGCACGACCAAGACCTACTTCTTTAAGGTGGGTGAGGTTGAGTGCGAGATAATGTTCCGTGCCCTTGATGACTCAGACGATGTGGCTAACCTGAACTCGTTGGAGTTGACGTTCGCTTGGTTTAACGAGTGCCGTGATATTCACCCAGACATCGTGGATGCGATGAGTAAACGGGTGGGGCGCTTCCCGTCTAAGAAGGACGGCGGGCCGACATGGCATGGGATGTGGGGCGACACTAACCCCCCGACGATGGACACTTGGTGGTACTACCAGATGGAGGGGCTTGACCCGAAAGATGGGGTGTCGCCTAACAATAACGGTTGGGATGTGTTTAAACAGCCTAGCGGAAGGAGTCCATATGCAGAAAACATCGAGAACTTACCGGACGGGTATTACGACACTCAGGGTCGTTCCGAAGAATACATCCGAGTTTTTATCGACGGAGAGTACGGACTGTCCTCAGCAGGCATGCCCATCTACAAATACTTCAGGCCGGACTACCACATGGCTAAGGAGCGTCTGCGCCCAATTATCAACGGTGTTCGTCCTGTGGTCGTTGGCATGGACTTGGGCCTTACTCCCGCAGCAGTCATCGGACAACAAGACCCCCGAGGACGAGCCTTAATACTTGACGAAGCTGTATCGTTTGATATGGGCATCCAACGTTTTATCCGTACAGTTTTGAAACCGCTGATCTACGAGCGGTTCCCCGGGGTGCCCATACTTGTCGTGACTGACCCAGCCGGTGTACAGCGGGCGCAGACTGACGAGCGCAGCGCGGTGGATATCATCAAAGCTGAAGGGATGAAAGTGATCCCGGCTAGGACTAACAATGTGTCGGCACGGATCAACGCGGTCGATGAGTACCTCATGCGGCAGGTGGACGGCGACCCGGCGTTCCTTGTCGATCCCCGGTGTACCCAGCTAAAAGCTGCCATGATGGGGGGCTACCGGTATAAGCCCAAAGGTGATGGGGATATTGACAAGAACAAGCACTCACACGTTGCCGAGGCGCTCCAGTACTTGATGCTGCACATAGCCACCGCCGGTGAGGGACAGGCCATGATGCACCGCCGCGAGGTTAAATCTATTGCGGCTGCGGGCTGGACTTGATATACTGGCTGCGCTGTTGTCACCTTCCCTCTCGCCTTGAGGGTTTTGCCCCCGTTGTAGCCATGCTCCGGGGGCTTTCTTTTTTCTTGACAGGGTGTACACTTCCCGGTATAACTCACGCCAATATCTCGTGGAAAGAGAACTGATGGCAGGCCTAACATTTCTTCGCGTTGTCAACAATGACGAACTCGTTCGGCAAGAACGAGAAGCGAGTGACCGTGCTTTGGCAGATCGCCAGAACCAGCCCGTTATTTTGGGGCTTGCGTCTTATCTGCGCCAGTGCTGGGATGTTGCCCAGTTGGCAAAGAAACCCATCGAGTACAAGATGCTTAAAGCCTTGCGGCAGCGCAACGGCGAGTACGATGCAGAAAAGCTAAACCAGATCCGTAAACAAGGCGGGTCTGAGATTTACATGATGATCACGGAAGTTAAGTGCCGGGCTGCTGAGTCGTGGCTTCGTGACATTTTGTTGGACAGTGGTGCTCCCCCTTGGGACTTGAACGCTACTCCCATCCCTGACCTTTCTCCCATGCAGACCAAAGAGGTACAGGCTGCGTTTGCTGAGAAGGTGTTAAAGATGATTGAGCAGGTAGGACAGGCTCCTACCCAGCAAGAGATGGCTGAAATGCGCGAGATGGTTGCCCAAGACTATCGCTTCCAGATCATGCGCGAGGCACAGACCCGTGCGGATCGGATGAAAGTTAAGATCCAAGATCAGTTTGCCCACGGCGGATGGGAGTCATCCTTTAACGATTTCATCACTGACCTCGTTACCCACCCCGCAGCCTTCATTAAAGGGCCGGTAGTCCGTCGCCAGCGTGCCTTAGGGTGGAAGACCAACGCAATGGGGCAGACGGTTGTAGAGCCGATTGAGAAACTTGGGCCGGAGTTTGAGCGGGTTGATCCGTTCCGTATGTATCCTGAGCCGGGCGTATCTAACCTGAACGAAGGTTACCTGTTTGAGCACCACAAGTTGTCGCGCATGGCGCTGTCAGATTTGATTGGGGTGCCGGGCTATGACGACGATGCCATCCGTAAAGTGCTTGATATCGGTAACGGGCAGTCGTGGATCAGTGAAGATGTTGAGTTGCAAAAGGATGAGGAAGAACGCAAGTTCTACTCCTACATGCGGCCCACTACTGAGTTCGATTGCCTAGAATTTTGGGGTAAAGTCAGCGGTAAGATGCTTGTTGAGTGGGGTCTTACGGAAGAAGATGTGCCTGATGAGGCCCGCGAATACGACGCAAATGTGTGGTTAGTGGGTAACTATGTCATCAAAGCGGTGCTGAACTACGACCCGCTGGGTGAGAAGCCATACGCTAAGACCTCGTTTATCAAGTGCCCCGGCGCGTTCTGGGGTAAGGGTATCCCCGAGATCATCGAAGACTTGCAGAGCGTGTGTAACGCGGCTGCTCGTGCACTGGTGAACAACATGGGTATCTCCTCTGGCCCGCAGGTCGAGGTAAACCTTGAGCGCATTCCTCCCAACGAGGACATCACTCAGTTGCACCCATGGAAGATTTGGCAGGTTACCAACGACCCGCTAGGTTCAAGTGCTCCGGCTATTCGGTTTACACAGCCAGACTCTCGTGCTCAGGAGTTGATGGGAGTCTATGAGAAGTTCAGCCGACTGGCTGATGACCACTCAGGTATTCCTGCATATGTGTACGGCGACTTGAATGTTCAGGGCGCTGGTCGTACTTCGTCAGGCTTGTCGATGCTGATGGGTGCGGCAGGTAAAGGTATCCGACAGGTCGTGATGCACATTGACACAGATGTTGTGAAGCCCATTGTGCTTCGCCAGTTTGTGTACAACATGCGCTACGAAGAAGATGAATCTATCAAAGGCGATGTTCAGGTTATTGCCAAGGGCGCAATCAACCTTGCGGTCAAGGAGACCGTCAACATCCGCCGTATCGAATTCCTTAATGCAACCGCCAACCCGATTGACATCGAGATTATTGGTAAGGATGGTCGCGCCGCGATTCTTCGCGAAGTGGCTAAA